CCCGGTTGTGGGAAAAGGGCATCTATTCAACCGACTACACAGAAAAAATACTGAACTATCAGACACAGTTCAATGACCGGTTGGGTGGTGATTGAAATACTTAGAAAATCTGATTACAGAGATATGAAAAAGTACAAAAAGACAAAGCGTGAACAGCAAAAGAGATATTACCATAAAACACAGGACGCACCCAATAAAAGGAAATACTGGACTGATGAAGAAACTGAACTTGTTATGAAGCATGAAATATCAGATACAGAACTTAGTAAAATGTTGGGGCGTTCAGTAAGAGCAATACAACGCAGACGGCACAGATTTTTGTATGGAGAATGAAATCATGGCAGCAGAAAAAAACTTTGAAAACAAAGTCAAAGCGTTCCTGAAGGACAAAGGTGCTTGGGTGCTGAAATACTGGGGTGGTGCTGCTTATACAAAAAGTGGTATTCCTGACCTGTTGGTTTGTTTCAACGGGTGGTTTTTGGGAATCGAACTGAAAGCACCAAATGGCAGACCGTCAGACTTACAGTTATACAACCTTAGAGAAATTGAAAAGGCGGGTGGTATCGGCATCCTGTTATATCCAAAGGACTATGAACAGTTCAAGCAGTTTATTGAACACATTGAACTGGGTGAATTACCAGTCAACTTATACGGTGTTTATCCATTCCTAACAGAATGGAATCAACATAAAAATAATTAAAGGAGTGAAAGAGCATGGCAGCAAAAAAGAAAGTAGATGCAGCGGTTGAGAATACCGCAGAAGTAACACAGGAAACAGTTCAGGAAGAAATTGAACAGGTAGCAGCAGACAATGCAAAGGAACTTGACAATAAGAAGTATGTGGTTGACCACTTACTTTCAACCGAGCGTGAGGGAATGGAAGATCTGATTGCCTACATGGAAGAAATCGGATTCTTTGAAGCACCTTGCAGCGGTGGAAATCACCTTGCTTGTCAGTTCGGTCTTGTTCATCACAGCAGAAATGTAATGATGGCAGCAGAAAACATTGGTTATGCACTTCTTGGAAAGGTCAAGTATGCAGAAATCCGTGATTCAGTTATCATTGCAACAGCATTACATGACCTTGGCAAGTGTGGTGATTATGGTAAGCAGATGTATGTGCCTAACATTTTGAAGTCAGGCAAGGCATCAGAAGCCAAACCGTTCAAACGTAATCCGGCACTTCTTCCACTTGACCATGCAACCCGCAGCATCAAGTTAGCAACCCTTTTCATTGACCTGACGGAAGATGAAGAATTTGCGATCAGATACCATGATGGTCTGTATGAATCAGCAAACTATGCAGTGAAGGGAAATGAAACCCCGTTATATTTGATTCTGCACTATGCTGATTTATGGTCAAGCAGAGTAACAGAAGGCAGCACAGATGAAGGTGGTGATGAATAAATGGCAGACTTAACAGAACATGGTCTTGCTTCACTTGCTAATGCAGTAAGAATGTTAAGAACCAGTGATGTAAAAAGGATTGATTTAGGGCATGACACTATAATTTATAAAGTCCCTACTGGTAACCCTAAGAAATACACTATTCGTGTTGATATGAAGTTTGATGAAAGTGAGGAATAAAGCAATGGTAAATGAAAGACAGGGAAAGGTTTACAATCCACGCCCGGTATATAACAGAAAGTTACTTCGTTCAGTAATTCGTGCGGGCGTTCAGAAACAGTTCGGACAGCATCATGTTTCTGCTAACATGGCGGGAAACTTTGAGAAAATCAGAAAGGAACAGGTGAAGTAAATGGAAGGTATGTATAATCCCGGTATTTATGCTAAAGAAGTACCGAACAATGATATGAAAGAAGCATTAAATGCAGTATATGGAAGGTCAATGTTTCCACCTATGTGTTTTTGTTCAGACCTTGGAAAACCTATCGGTGGGTTTGTTAGTCATCCAAGTTATGAAAGCCCTCTTAATGCAAAATATGGTTCACGTTTAATTCCTGAACGTATTCTGAAATCAGGTTCAGCAACTATTGTATTTTGGAAAGATGGCACAAAAACCGTTGTAAAGTGTGCCAAGGATGAAGACCCAAATGATTACAATGCATTCACTGCTGCACTTGCAATCAAACTTTTTGGTACTAACAGTCATGTAAAAAAGATCATCAAGAATAAAACAGCTATTCAGGAGAAGAAAGGAAAGGTGAAATAATATGGCACAGATGCTTTTGATTATGGGTGAATCAGGTACAGGAAAAAGTACCAGTATGAGAAATTGCGATCCGGCAACAACTGCCGTTGTGAACCCGGTTGGTAAGCCGTTACCGTTCAAGGGTAAGTTCACAATGATTAACAGTGAGGTTGAATCACGCAAGATTTGTAAGTTTATGAAAGAACAGGCAGCAGCCGGAAAGAAGCTGATTGTTGTTGATGACTTCCAGTATATTCTTTCAGTTCCGTACATGAACCGTATCAAAGAAAACGGTTGGGACAAGTGGAATGATTTTGGTGCAAACTACTTTGAAATCATTGAGGTATGTAAGGAACTTCCTGATGATGTGGTGGTTGCTTATATGACCCACACAGAAACACTTGAAAATGGTGTTACTACTATTAAGCTGATCGGAAAATTACTTCGTGAGAAGATCACCATTGAAGGACTTTTCACCATTGTACTTAGAACAGGCGTGAATGAAGGAAAATATTACTTCTACACACAGAACAGTGGCAAGGACACGGTGAAGTCACCTATGGGAATGTTCCCGGCATACGCCATTGACAATGACCTGAATTATGTAGCCGATAAAATCCGC